AGCGCTTCTCTTTGTTGACCGCCATCCAGTGGCCAACGTCACCTGCGAAGTTGAGCACCTGCCCCGTCTGGTCGAAGAAGATCGTTTCCTTAGTGATGGGCACGATCATGCCGCGCTTGTCGGTTTGCGGCGTTTCGATAAAACGGGTCGAGATCCCAGCCAGCGGGTACTGCCCGCCCTCGGGAATCACTTCGGCCATGTCACCGATTTCGCCGAGTCCGGCGATCCGCTCGCCCGACAGCTTGGTCGGCTGAACGGTGAACAGCTTGTCCCAGAGGAATTCGACCTTGTTGTATCGCTCCAGCATCTGAGCCGAGACAACCTCCTGCGTGATGGCGGCGAAGTCCGACGTATCGACCGCATCGATCGCTTCTGTGAGGTGCTGTGATCCACGGTTGCGCGGATCGAACGTCTCAACCAATTCGCGGCCGTCGGGAACGACTTCCTCGAACAGCGTGCGAAACGACAATTGCCGCGGTTCGATATGCCCTTGGGCGACCGCCTCGTGGAAGTGTTTGAGAAACAAACGCTTCTTGCCGCTAGCCTTCGCGCCTTGCAGCGCGTCTCGCGTTTCTCGTGCGAAACTGCGATGGGCGGATGGAGCGACCATTGGAAAAAACTCCTTGCGAGGAAAGGAGTCTGCTACAATGGCGGGTGTCTAGTCCGGGCTTTGCAGCAGACGCTGTGAGGTCTGGTTGCGCCGTCCTCGCCTTGCCGGGCAGGGACGGCGTTTGTCATTGAGGGTTAGCGCTTCTGGCGGGCGTAGGCGTAATCGACGTTGAGCGTTTCCGAGTTGGCGCCGCCCGCCTTGACGCCGAAGCCGGCCTCCATGTCGGTCGCCGACGAGTACGACACGTTGGCGAACGTGTAAACATGCTGGTCGTCGATGAAGAATTTCACGTCGCCGACCGTGCCGTGCGGCTGGAACTCGATCCGCAGCCGCTGGTACGCTGCGCCGCCGGCCGTCTTGGCGATCCCGTCGAGGCTGTTCGCGGCGGTCAGTTCGGCGGTCTCTTGCGTCGCGCCGTTGCTGTACTCGACGTTCCAGCGCGTGCCGCCATCGACCTTGAAGAACACCGCGCCGCTGTACGAGGCGGCCGGGCCGGCGCCATCATCGAGGATGCTATCGGCGGCCCATGCGTCTTTGAGGCCGACCATCACGTTCGCATCATCGGTGTTGGCCTCGGCGAACTGCACGAGCGCCTCGAAGATGAGGGGCTTGTCGTCCGCGAACTTGAACGTCTCAGCCGTCTGGTGCAGGTACGCTTCGTTATTGTCGGTCGCGCCGGTAACGAGCGCGACGACGCCCTTCACACCATCAGCGACGGCTGCCGACGCGCCCGAATCGCCCGACGTGTCGGTCCACAGATCGCCGGTGACAAGGTGCGTGAAGTCGTCAAGGAAGCCGTAGGACAGCCGGGCCAGATGCAGTTCGTCCGGCAGTTCAAGCAACTTGGGCATGGGTCATAGCTCCAAAACGGGCAGGCGCGGGCGCAGCGGACGGTTAGCGGCAAAGCTGCTCGGCGAGCGACTTGCCGTCGGTGGCGGTGTACTTGTCGGGGGCGGCTGATTCTAAAATCGACTGGCTGGTCTGTGGGCGGCGAGCGTCGGACTTCTTGCCCCACGTCTCCAAGAGCGACTTGCGGCTGGCGTCGTCGGGGCAGCGCTTGAGGGCGGCGAGCCGCACGTCGTTCGCTTCGCGGTCGGTCGATTCCAGCAATTGGCGGCACGCGGCGGTCAGCTTCACGTCGTCGCGCTCGGCTTCGATTTGCTTGACTCGCTGGGCCAGTTCGTCCTTTTCGGCGGTCAGCTTCTTGATGCTCTCGGTCATGGCGGGGTCTTCCTCGCTGGCGCCCGACTCGACCTGCATCTGCGCGTCGATGAGTTGGGCGATTTTGGCTTTCTTCTCTTCCGGCGACAGATTCGTGTCGTCCAGCACGGCGACGATGGCGGCCTTGAACGCTTCGGCAATGGCGGATGCGCTGTCCGCTTCGGCCGGGGCTTCGACTTCCATTGCGCCGATGTCGGGCAGCGTCTCGCCGATTTCCAGCAGCCGCTTGTACTGCCAAGTGGCCTTGCCCTTGGCGTCCGCCGCTTCGAGCAGCTTTTTGATCGTGGTCTTCACGGTTGGCTCCAGGGATTCAAAGAGTCCGGCGACGGTGGCGGGGTCGTCCACGAGGTCCACGCTGCGCACTGCGTCGATACTCTCGACCACGACTACGCCGTTCTCGCGGCGCGTCCTCCCATCAGCGTTGTGCGACAGCCCAAAAGAATTCGGCTCCATTCCCGCCCGTTCAAGAATCCACGCCGTATCGGGGTGGCTCTTGATGAAGTGCAGGTCGCCGTACAAAGCGTTCTCGCGCATCTGCACGTTGCGCAGGATGGCGACCGTGGCGCGGATGCTGCGGTCGTGGTCCCGCTTGCCCGGCTCGGGATGGTCGCCGTTGACCTTCGCCCCCTCGTAGAGCTTGAGGGAGTTCCGCATCGCGTCAAGCGTGTAGCGGCGGCCGTTGCGGGATTGCTCGCCGAGAACCTTGACGCCGTAGATGACGCCGGCTTCGCGGTCCACGCGCGCAGCGCCGACGGCGACAGATTCGCTGAAGCGGGCGCGGGTGGTGGTGATGGTCGCTGCCATAGCAAGAAACGAAAACAGGGCGCGCGGGTTTCCGCTCGCCCTGTGAGGCAGCGTCGTTCACAGCCGAACTTAGCGGGTAGCTATTCCGCCTTCAGCCAACAGCAGCGCGAGAGGAAACTCGCGCGCCCAAGTTGTGATGTCTCTCTAATTCGTAAGCGGGGTCTGTTTCACTTGGCAAGTCTATTTGGCGAATTTTTTGCGGCGCGGGGAAGTTTTTTTCGCAGGCCGCTTCTCACTGGCGTATTCGATATAGCAGCGGCAGCCGGGATGCACTTCCGGTCCGGGTCCGCCGGGATAGCGCGCAGACCAGACGCTGCGCGGCGTGCGATGCAGCGGATAGCAGACCGGGCATACGCGGCGGTCCTCGCGCGTGAACCAGGTATCCTGCTCGCTGAACCCCACCGTCGCGCCGATCGCTTCTTCCGCGCCGGCGCTCGCCGCTTTGGTCGTTTCGCTGACGGCAATGTTGGCTGACCGTTCGGGGCCGAACACCTTTAGGGCTTCGGCGTTGATGCTCTTGAGGGTCGTGCTGGGGCTGTCCAGCCGCGCCGCAAAGTTTGCCGCCCGCTCCTGGCTGGTCGCGGTGTACGAGGACGCCACGAACTGGGCCCGCCGCTGCGCCCACATTTCAGCCGTGTCGCCGATGATGGAGCGCGAAGCCCCGTGCTGCCTGGCGGATTCGCCGAACAGCAGCAGTAGGAGCAGCGCCAACGCCGCTTCCGTCTCGCGCTCGACCTTCTCCCAGAACTTGGGCGGCACGCGAGCGATATCCGGCGGATTGCCCATCAGCTTAACCAGTTCGCGGCGGTGCTTCGAGGATAGCCGCGAAAGACGCACGGCGAACTTGGACTCCAGGGCGATGCGGTTGTGCAGTTCAGCCATTGGAAGGGAACTCCCTGAATCCCTTCTCGGACACCTTCCACTTTCGCAGTTCCATAATCTCTTCTGGCGTCGGGCCGCGGTGGCTCGTCACGGTGTACGCTCCATCTGAATTGCCGAGTATCACTGGAACGCGACGTGGACTATATCGCCACGCACACCGATAACACGCCATTCCAGCATCTGCAAAAACTTGAATCGCCGGACGTTCGCCGGTTCCGTCCCAATGAAGCAAGCTGTACAGTTCATCTTCGCCGCATTGCGGACAAAGCGGCCAGCAATCATCGCGAAATTCTGTGAATATTGGACCGTCTATCATCGCCCCTCCCAATGCACGCAGCCGAAATCGGGTCCGGTGAAGAATCCGCCGCCTTCGTCATACTCGTAGTTCAGCGCGTCGGAGCCTTGGTCAGTCCGGGGGTTGCACAGCTTCGGGTGTTCGCACAGGCAATTGGGGTCGCAGCCAGGTTCGTCAGCCGCCCACCACCTGCACGTCCGGCAGCGCGCGACCGCCACTAACACGCCCGCGCCGTTAAGGATGGGCAGGGGGTCGTTCTCGTTCACTTGCCTCATGGATACACCTGCTCCAGAATCGCCCGCGCCTCGTCGTCAGTCTCGACCGCTTCGAGCGCCGCCACCACTGCCGCTTTGCGAACCGACTCCGCCGTCGGCTCGGTCCCCAGCGCGTCGGCGATCATGCGGTCGGCTTGCGCCGGCGACACGCCCAGCATTTCGATATCGACCTTGGCGCGCTCCTGCGTAATCTTGCCGTCGATAAGGTCGCCCAGCACGTCGTTGATCGCCTTGCGGTTGTTGGTCAGTTGTCGGCGCCCCATCGTGGAGAACTCGCCGCTGGGACCGGCTGGTGCGTCCGTAGCGGCCCCCGCTGGGACAGGCTCGCCCTTGTCGTTGACAGCGACGGGATTCTCGGCTGCCGACTGCGCCATCCGTGCGGCGCGTTCGTCGCTGAGACCAACGGCAACCAGCAGTTCCTTGCCCACCAGTTCGGTTAGCGTGCCCGACGAAATGCCCGTCACGACGTCGACCGCGGCGGCGATTTGGGCGCCGTTGAGGGTCGTGGCGGCGAGCGCCATGCCATCTTCCACCGGCCCGACCGGTTGCGTGTCCATCGGTGCCGCAACCGCCAGCGGACGAGCGCCGTTCGCCACTTCCTCGTCGTGGTCCCGGCCCGACTCGGCGGCCCACGTCTTGGCGGATAGAACGCCGGCATCCATTTCAATCTTGTTGACACTGGCGCGTTCCAGCGGGTTGCGCGTGGCGACTTCGGGCGGCGTGATCTGAATCCAGATCTGCCGCAGCAGTTCCTCCCATTGAACGCCGAAGCGGTCGAAGCGTCCGTAAGCGTGAGCGATGCGCAGCACCTTCTTCATCGTGCGGCGGAATCGTGAAACGTAGAACTCCTGGTCCGACTCGCGCCCCTTGACGAACGGCGCTTCGGCGACCAAGACTGAAGCGAAGTTGCCATTGCTGGCGTCGCCCGAAATCAGGTACTCGGGCATGGACCACCGCAGCCCCGCATAGCGCAGCAGGGCCTGCTCGATGACGACGAAGTTAGGCGCGTTGGCGCTGCCCATCGGGGCGGCGTGGTACTTCGTGCCGGGGCTGGTGTGGACCACCTTTCCGGGTCGGATTTGCGTCTCTTGGAAGGTCCGCGAGCCGTTGGCGGTCGATTGGGTGTAGCGCCGATCGGCCGCGGCGGCGACCATGCTGGACGTTTGGCTTGAGGTCGTTCCGGCAGCGTGCTCGATGATGTACGCGATGGCGGCTTGAATCTGTGCGCCTTGGGCGCAATTGCCTAGCAGCTTGTCGGCGTGTTCGAGGAACTTCCGCACGCCGTAGAGCTCGCTGACGCCGCGATTGACGTTCCGCTTGCCCCGTTTGAAGTGCTCCAGCAGCCCGCTATTGGCTTTGTACGCGATGGCCGGATCGTCGGCCGCGAAGTAGTCGAAGTCGCGCCCCGCCGCATCGTAGACGACATGGTAGCCAAGCGGGTGCGTGGTGTCGCGGGCCGGGCAATGCACGCCGAAGGACCAGGACGACGGACAAGCGACGTCCAGCCAATCCTCCAGGTCGCGGGCGCGGGCGGGTTCGGTCAAGCACGCCGCTTCGATAAGACTGGCTTTAGTGCGCCAGCCGGCGGGACGCAGGGCGAGCAGCACTTCGCCATCCTCAGGCATCCGCTCGACGATTTCACGCTCCAGGTCGCCCGTCCAGGCATTGTCCTCCATAAAGTCTTCAAGCACCGCCTGGCACGCGGCGGCAAGCTCTTCCGCATCCTCGCTGAGCGGCTGGCACTTGTAGGCGCAGCCCGTCCCCAGCGTGTAGTTGGTGAGCGTCTGAATGATGTTCACGCCAGTGGGGAAATGGGCGAGCGTTTGCCCGACGCCGCGGATCGTCGCCAGTTCAGCTTCATCGTTGAACAGCGGGCGCAGCTTGCCGTCGGTGCGGTCGTCGATGTACGAGGTCGGGCCGGACGGCGCGCTCCAGCCGGGCGTGTCGGTGAGATATTCGCGGCGGTCCACGACATCGCCCCAGCCTTCGGACAGATTCACCGTACGGGCGGCATGGTCAAGGGCGTTGAACACAGCCCGCAGTTCGGCGTTCTCGGCTTCGAGTTGCAGTCGCTCGCGCTCTTCGCGTAGGGCCTCGATGGTGGCGGTCATGATTTTTTAATGTGCTGGTTAATGATGCTTTGAACAAGTCGCGGCGCTAATTCTACGCGGGCGGCGATGCGGCGGATGGATAATCCCCATTCGCGAAGCCGCTTCACTCGATCGATCATGGCGGGCGTCACCTTCCGCGGCGCGGTCATGCTCGGGCGTACTCCTCGGGGACGTCCTGCGGCGTGAGCAGCGATTCGGCGAGCCGCACCGCCATTTCCAGGGCGTCCGGTCCATCGTCGTGCGCCGCCATTGGGAACTCGCGAAGCTGCTGCACCAAGATCCGCGTGCCGGGCGTGTTGCGGAATCGGATTGTTCCCTTACGCAGGTGCGGGTCGAGCCGACGGATGCGGTTTTCCTTGGCGACGCCGCCGCTGTAAATCTCGTGGATATCGACGCCGTGCTGAAAGAGCGCATCGAGCCGCGGCGTGAACATCGGGCCCAAAAGGTCCTGCCAGGCTTCCGCTTCGATGCCCAGAATTTGCGGGCGGAATCGGCGGCATAGCTCCACGCCATCATCGACGATCTTCCCCACGGGGCGGCGGTCCATGTCGGCTTCGATCCAGTAGCATCCCCACGGGTCGCGCGCCAGGAGGATGTACGCCGAGTAATCCGCGTGCTTGGTCTTGCCCTTGGAAGGGTCGAGGGTGATAACCTTCAGCGGCAGGTCGGCGGGCCAGCTATCGAACCACAGCCCGTCGCGGTCGAAGTGCTCGGCGGGCCATTCGATGGAGGCGTACTTCGTCGGGCGCTGCTGGTACAGGGCGAGCCACCAGTAGAGCGAGCGGCTGTCGCGGATCTGCTCCAGGACGTCGCGCGGGTAGCGCTCGGGCCACAGCGCTTCGCCCGGCTGCCGTCCCAACATGTCGCCCTCTTCGGCGAGCGCGGGCAGGTTGATGACGTGCCAGTTCTCGCCCGCCTGCTGGCTCTGGGCGCGGCCTGCAAGGTCGTCCTTGTGCCACCGCGTCTGCACGATGATAGCTACGCCGTTGGGTTCGAGGCGGGTCAGGGCGGTCGATTCCCACCAGTCCCAGATAGCATCGCGGCGGACTTCGCTGGCGGCTTCCTCGGCGTTCTTTACTGGGTCGTCAACGATGAGGATGTCAGCCCCCTTGCCGGTCAGCGGACCGCCCACGCCGGACGTGACCATGCCGCCCTCACGCCCCTGGATGTTCCAGCGGTCGGCGGCGTGCGAATCGTCGGACACCTTCAGCCCGAAGCACTGGGCGCCGCGTTCGGCCAGCACGTTGCGGGCGTAGCGGCCGTACTTGCGGGCCTGCCCGGCTTCGTAGCTCGCGTAAATGACGTTGTGGTCAGGGAACGTGCCGAGATACCATGCCGGGAAGTATCGCCCCACCAGTTCCGATTTGCCGTGCCGTGGCGGAAGCTGCACGATAATACGCTTCTTGCGACGCGCCGCCGCATCGCACAGGGCGTCGTCCAGCAGCGCCAGGTGCCGCGCGAACCGCCACCGTCCCCGGCTGGCTGTCTTGGCGAACAAGCCGGGTGATGCGGTCTGGCGGATGATCTCGGCGGCGGCGGTCACGGGTCGGTCGTTTCCTTCTCGCGCAGGTATTTCACCAGCGCAGGGTCTTCGAGCAGTTCGCGGCGCAGGTCCACCACGCCGCTAACGTTGAGATTGTGCTCGTGCAGGTCGGGGTCGGTCTTATCCAGCATCTTGTGCCGCTCGGCTTGGGCGATTTTCGCGCACTCGGTAATTACCCGCATCACGGCGGCGTAGTCACGGGCCTTGCCGGCGTCGGCGCATTTCGTGGCAAGAGGCGCAGCGGCTTTGAGGATTCGCTTGATGTCCGATTCGCTGAACACGCCCAGCCGGAGGATGGTGACAATATCCTGGCAGTCCGACCGCACGCGGTGCTTGTCGGTTAAGACGCCCCCCATGCCCCCCTGCTTCTTGGCGGGTTTTTTTGGTTCGTCGTTAGGTGCGATCATGGTCTATTCCTCACTCGTAAGCGGCGCGAACGATGTAGATTCCGTCGCATGATCCATCGCTCGCCAGAACGGGTCGCGCCGTGACCGAAATGCACTTCACCGCATAGCACGGCGTGCTTTCAATCTCGCCAATCCTCGGAATTCCCTGTTCCATCAACACCTCGCTGGGCGACGACGACCGCACGCGGAACCGCCGTGCGTACGGCGCATCCTCCATAACCGTGATTTCGCAGCAGTTGTTCATGCTTCAGCCTCACTTTCCGCCGCTTGCTTGTGCCGCATCAATCTGACGCTGGCGTCACGCCCTCCAGTCCGCCTCCCACTCACCCGCCGCAATCGTCTGGACGCGCCGCTCGTTCGCGATCTTCACCGCATGCTCAGAATCCCTGGCCCAGCAATACGTCACCATCGTCTTGCCATCACCGTAGGGGCGAACGCCGCTCATGTACTCGGTTGGTGGTTCGTGCTTGGCGACGCTGTTCCCGTCACGGTCGAACAACACGCGATACAAGACCTTTCCCGGCGGCAAGCCTGGAACCTCGTCCAAAAGATATTCTTCAATCCGGGGATCATTGCAGTCTGCGTAACGATCAGGCCATAGCCCAACGTACTTTTCAGCCGATTCGCGCGTGGTGAACACCGCCACCACCCGGTAGTCGGAATATTCCCCTGTTGTCACTACGTATGCCGTCGCCATCGTCGTCGCCTTTCGTGTTGGTCAGCCTGCGGCTTATTCTACTTCCCCGCACGTCCCGTCCCTCACCGGCTCCCCCACCGCCGCCCCTTCCCCCACCGCCGCCCCTTCCGGCTCCAGCCGGCTCACGGCCGCCAGCGCTTCCAGCCGCGCCGCTTCCCGGCAGTTCGCCGCATAGTCGTTCGGCGCGTCGGTGACTTTCCAGCGCTTGCGGTAGGGGTGCGCGACGCGGTAGCGGTCGGACTTCATAGCTTCTCAACCTTCAGTTCGGACCACGTTTCGCAGCCATCATACCCTTCGTGGGGCGTGATGCTGCATTGCCGCTGGCGCCTGCCGCAGAGCATCCGCACGCGGCTTTCGTTCTCGCGGTGAATCGGCTTCTGAAATGACTCGCCGCTCTCGACCAACGCGGCCAGCATGGCGAACTCGTAGCCCGAGACGAACATTTCTCGGTCGCGGTCGGTGTAAGCGTCGGTGTCGATCCAGAAGGGCAGGATCAAGCCCCAGTCTTTGTGTTCGCCGTCTTCGCAATCGTCGTTCATAGCTTAATCCTCTTGACCTTCAGCACGTTCACCTTCGGGATGTGCAAAATGTACCGATACGTCTCATCGTCGCGGTAATGGTCCAGCGCCAGTGTGATGGCGTGCTTCGTCTCTTGCACCAGCAGCCCCGCGCTTTCCATCTCGACCCGCGGCGTCAGTTCGTCCAAAGTACACTCGCCCCGCTGATAACTGGCGTCGAACCAGCGGACGTAGACGATGGTTGGCTTGCGGGTCTTGCTCATGGATAAACAATCTTCAGCCTGCCAAACACCCGCCGCAGCCGACAACTCGTTCGCGCGTCGAAGTATCCCAGCCACCACGCCGTGCGCGCATCACCCGCCGCGTGCGGGCAATGGCTCTCGCCATTCATCCAGCACTGGCGGCCGAGGGCGTACTCGGGCCGCTCGCGCAGGCCGTCGGTTTGGGACGCTGGCGGCGGGGCGAAGCTGCCGGGCGGGCACAGGATCGATCGTGTGGGCTTGGGCATGGTGAACCTCAAATCAACGACCCAAGGAACTTCACCGCCGCCACGACCAGCGCGACGACCACGACAATCCAAAAAATCGTTGAAGCCCACCACGGTATAACGATGCCCGCAACGTGGACCGCCACGAGCAACAAGCCGATGGCGCCGGCGATGATCGCAGCGCAGCAGATCCAGCGGATGATTTGGTCTTTGGCTATTGTCATGCTTCACCTTTCCTCTTATGCGTTGCCTTGCTCCTGCTCTTTCGCGTCGTCATCCTTGCGCTGCTGCTCGCAATGCTTCTTGTACGACTGCTCGGCCAGGTCCGCCGCGGCGACGTCGATAGGGTCGTTGGTCATGTCCGCCTTGGCGCGGGATGTCTCAGCCAGCATCCGCTTCTGTTCCATCATGGCCGAGTTGCACAGCCGGTGCGTGGAGCGGCCAACGCTGGCGATTTCCTCCAGCTTGGCGTCGCCCATCTTCTGGGAAGCCTCCATCGCGACCGTGGCGATATCGACTTTCTCGGCGACTTGCTCGACCTTCACCGCCGCCTCCCGCGCCTTGGCGTTCAACCGCGCCATGAGGAACGCCATGACGCCGGTGAATACCGTTCCCACCAGCGCCACGACAGTTCCCAGCAGCGTCAACACAGCGTGATAAAACGCCAGGTCGTTATCGGACATGCTTTCCTCCGCCGTTAGCCGTGGATGCCGCTGCCATCTGGACGGGGCACGCTGATCGTGCTGATTCCACTGCCGCCGGTCTTCTCCTCCAGCCGCACAATCGAGCGCTCCATCACTTCCAGCTTGCCTTCGAGCTTGGCCGACTTGCGCACGCACTCCAAGTGGCTTTCCTCGCAGGTTTCGAGCTTCCTGTCGGTCGCTTCCATGCGCGTTTCCAAGACGCTGATATGCTTCTGAAGCGACTCAATCTTGACGTTCGATTCCTGGGTCATGCGGTCCAGGGCGACCTCGTAGCTTTTCGTAATTTCATCGGCATTGAGCCGGTCAATCTCAATCTGCTTGTCTTTGATCTTCGCTTCCTCGCGCATCAGCGCCACGCGGTACTCCTTGCCCTTTGTGTAGCGCAGGGTCAGCAGTGTGCCCGCGGCGGCCGAGAGGGCGCCCACGACTACGACAATCGCTGTGGTCCACGCCGAATACGACACCTCATCGCTCATCTTCAAAGCAGCATCCTGCGCGAGCAGCAGTAGGTCGTTAAGGCTTAGCATTGCGCAGGCTCCTGATTTTCGCCACGGCGCGGGCGCGCTTCCATTGTAGGTGCTCCAGTTGGCTTCGAAGCTGCTGCACTTCCTCGGGCGGCTTCCAGCCGCAGAGATACTTCACGGCGAACGGGGTGGCGATTGCCACCCACAGGCTCAACATCGCCGTGGTGAAGTCGATGAGCAGGAACAGGCGGTAAACCGGCCAGAAAAAAACCGCCACGTCGCAGGCGTGCGTGAGTCCGCAGAAAAAGATGAACAGGCAAAATCCAAGCAGCAGCCAGGCGTAGGGCAGCACTTCGCGCTTCGCGCCCCAGAAGCGGAAGATCGACAGCGTGATCCAGGCGTAGGAGAACGCCACAGCGCCGTTGGAAAGCAGGCTTATGATGACCATCCACGGCTCCCACGGACCGCAACGGGACCGGGGCACAAACGCTTCGGCGTCGAAAAGCCAATTCATGGTTCATTGCGGTCTTTGAGAGGTTAAGCGTTAATGTCCCGTCACCGGCGGCAAGTCCTTCATGTCGCGCAGCACAATCGCGGCGACGACCGCCGTCAGCAGGACGAGCAGCAGGACGGCTTGCAGGGCGTCGTTCATGGCGTCCTCTCGGCGGCTGTTTGCTCCAAAGCGGCGGCAATCATATCGGCGAACTCCTGGCTGATGCACTCGCAGACATGCACATAGCCGTCTTCGAGCAGCCCCCGAACCTCGTACAGCCCGCCGTTGTATTGGCGAACGTGGAGTCGCAGTCCGTCGCCGCGACGATGGGGTTCAAAATCTCTCGGATGCCGCTTTGGAGATTCACTCATCGCCCCACTCCCGGCGGTTTCACCCACGCCAGCCCGCGCCGCTTGCTGGTCGAGAGGATGCTGCGTTCGTGCAGTTCTCTGTCCCAGGTCGTCCACGACTCTCGGAACGAATCGCTGTACACCGCCCGCCACACATCGCCGTCGCGAAAGCGTGTGACGTAGCCGCGGCCGTGCGCCGTCGGGCGGGTCGATAGGTCGCGGCTGATCCGCCAGGCGATGACCTGGAGGCGCTCGCCGTCGTGGCTTAGGAAAATGTTCTGGGTGAACGCCGGTCTGCCGTCGTCAGGCATGAAAACGTGATTCCGCTCGACGACGCAGCAGCGCTCGCACACCGTCAGTTCGACGGGCGTGAGCGCGAGGGCGGCGATGAGGAGGAGGGGTGTCATTGCGGGTCGCTTTCTTGGCCGCCGGGCTGCTCAGCCGCCAGTCCGAACTCGCGCGCCATCCGCAAAATGTAAATGGCGGCAGCGGGCGTCAGTTGCGGGTTGCGGGTTACATGCT